AAGGACAAGCTGGAGCTGGCCGGAGAGCTGGACCTTGCCGCGCTAGAAGCCGGAAGGCGGAGAGCCTATGGAGAATAACGCCAGAACGATGCTGGCTGACGCCGTGGGCGCAACAGCAAGAGACCCGCTGAAGTTTGTGCTCCTTGCATTCCCTTGGGGAAGCGGCGAGCTAGCCGGCTTCGACGGTCCCGACAAGTGGCAGCGGGAAGTGCTCGAAGACATAGGGCGAGCCCTGCACGACGGCGGGACTTCCAAAGCTATCTGCCAAGCTGTCGCATCTGGTCACGGCATAGGGAAAAGCGCACTGGTTTCATGGATAGTCCTGTGGGCGATGGCGACCTGTCCAGACTGCAAGGCGGTTGTCACAGCCAACACGGAAGCGCAGCTGCGGACGAAGACATGGGCGGAGCTGGCGAAATGGCACCGGCTCTGCTTCTGCGGAAGATGGTTCACCTTGACTGCAACGGCTCTCATCTCTTCCATTCCAGAGCACGGGAAAACATGGAGATGCGACCAAGTTCCATGGTCAGAGCGGAATACTGAAGCATTTGCCGGACTGCACAACAAAGGAAAAAGAGTTCTGCTGATTTACGATGAGGCTTCGGCAATTCCAGACACTATCTGGGAAGTGTCCGAAGGCGCAATGACAGACGAGAACACGGAAATCCTCTGGCTAGCGTTCGGCAATCCAACGAGAAACAACGGAAGATTTAGAGAGTGCTTCGGCAAGCTAAAGCATAGATGGACATGCAGACAGATAGATTCAAGGTCTGCAACAATGACAAACAAGGAACAGCTGCAAGCGTGGATAGATGACTACGGCGAAGACAGCGACTTCGTGCGGGTCCGTGTCAAAGGCGAGTTTCCAAGAGCCGGCACCTGCCAGTTCATCGGCTCCGACATTGTAGCCGAAGCAAGAGCCAGAGACTTGGAGCCGGACCAGTACAAGCTGGCGCCGCGCATCGTCGGCGTGGATGTCGCCCGTTTCGGAGAGGACCAGAGCGTGATCACCAAAAGGCAGGGGCTCAAGTGCTTTCCGCAGAAGCGCCTTCGTGGCGTGGATACCATGACGCTCGCCGGCATCGTCGCCGACACCTGCCAAGAGTGGAAGCCGGATGCCGTTTTCGTGGACGGCTGCGGCGTCGGCGCCGGCGTTGTCGACCGGCTCCGCCAGCTAGGCTTCGATGTCGTGGACGTACAGGCAGGAGCCAGAGCCATCAATCCTTCAAAGTTTGCCAACAGACGGGCGGAGATGTGGGCGAAGATGAGGGAATGGCTTTTGATGGCAGACATTCCAGACGATGCAGAACTTGATGCAGACCTTACTGGCTTAGAATTTGGCTACATTCCAAGCGGAGCCTTGCAACTTGAAAAGAAAGACGATGCAAAAAAAAGAGGTCTTGCTTCGCCTGACGGCGGGGACAGCCTAGCGGCAACATTCTATGCTCCCGTTGTTTCTCATGCAGATGCGGAGACAATGCGGAAAAGAATAGAGGCAAAGCGCTATGATCCGCTAGAATGGTAGCTGGCCAGAAGGGATAGACAAGAACTAGAGCAAAAGATATATAATGCGACCCTGCATAGGGAAGGAGGTAAGATAATGGAAAAAGTAGTGACAGTGCATGAACTGCTTGGCGTGGACAAGAACATGGACTATCGGGACTTGGCGATGAGGCTCTACATGCAGGTTAACGACCTTGCCGAAGAGCTGTCGGCGCATGGCATCAAACCGGAAGAGTATTGCCAGCAGGTACCTGCCAAGGACTGCGGCGACTGCAAGTACGGGCGCAATTCCTCATGGTGCTGGGTTGTGGCGTCCGGCAAGGCGGTAGATGCGGCGTTGGAGGCTGGAGCCTAGCTGAAGCAGACAAAAGCACTGCGCCTTCAATCTGGCTAGAAAAGGCTGTTCTCAAGTTTGCGCTTGTGGACAGCCTGTTTCTTTTCCTGCCGACGGCGTGGATGGAGATAAGAAAAGCTCCGTGCAACGCTTGGCGGGAGCACTGCACAGAGCCTTTCAAATGGCAGAAATGAACTACCTACAATCATGGAAACACCGGCACTGTACCGCAGAAAATGCCTGTGCACAAACGGCAAGCGCCGGAGAAAGCTGAACGGCGCAGGACGCTGACCTTCAATCCTGCAATGCCATGCAGTGGGCGCAGGATGCCCTACAGCGAGCAGGGCGAGCTGGTCCCTTGTGTCGATATGTCCAGACGGCGGAAGCGCCTTAGACGGCATCCTAGAGGCTTCCCCGCCGTATCTCCGCTTTTTCGCATATGATACCTGTACAGGATACCACGATTGAGGCGAAAGCGGCCTAGTTCCAAGGCGTTGGGAAAGGCGACCGTTTCCGTTACTCCGCAGGTTACTCCATACGGCGGGAAGCTGGCGTAAATGGATACCCGTTGCCTACCCGTTGACTACCTTGGAAGTATGCGGTAGACATCCAAAAAAACGCAAGCGAAGGAGGTGCGGGAATGAGCGACGGCAACACGGCAACGCCGACCATCGGCATGACCATCGACGAAGTGGCGAAGGCGCTACGAGTGGACGAGAAAACCGTGCGGAAGCTGATTAAGGAGCAGGGGCTTCCTGCTCGCATCGTCGGCAAGGGCTACCGCATCGAAGAGGGAGCCCTGCGGAAGTGGCTGGCTGGGAAACGGAAGGCGACCATCGACAGCATCTTGGAAGAGTTCAAGACGGACCCCGCGTCAGCCGCCGACCGCGTGATGACCATGCTTTCGGAAATCACCGGCTCCACGAAAGAGGACCTGCGCCGGCAACTGGACAAGTGCCTTCACCCTGAGGACTACGAAGACAAGGACCAGCCGGCTTCATGAACTAGAGCGCCCTGCAACCGTGGACGAGACGGCGCAGGGCGTTGCTCAAACTGTACATAAGGAGACCTTATGAGCAACCAGACTGCTACCACAAAGGCGCCTGAGACTGAAGGCGCATACGCCAGCCGAGAAGCCATCTGCGGAAGTCTGGCTTCCGTCAGGGACCGCATAGCCCTGCTCGCTGACCTGTTCGAAGGCGACGGTCTGCAGCGCAGGGGCGACTTCTCGCTTTCGGCGCACAGTGCAGACGCCGTCTGCGAGATGCTGATCGACATGGGCTCACGGCTGGACAACGCCATAGAAGCCCTGTCTGCAGACTAAGCCGGCGCCCTGCCGCAATCTGTCTGCGAAAAGGCGGATAGTCTCAGCCATGCATGGGAAAAGAAGGCTCTTTCCGACTACAAATAGGCGGAACTTTCTTTTTTTGAAAGTAGTATGGACTTCATCTGAAGTAACGCCGCCGAAGCTCACTACGTTGCTTGGCGGCGTTACTTCAGATTTAAGAAAGGCATCTCTTAAAAAAATGTCCATACTTTTTAGAAGCAATAGTTCCGCCTTTTCTTTTTCAAGCGACAACCTACAAACGGGCGGAAGGAGCCTTCTTCTGGCCAGAGATGAAGGAGGAGTAAAAGCACCGGCGCAACTTCCCAGAAAGCACAAGGCGCAGAACACGGCAACCTGTTGAAAGTTAACGGCTTCCGCCTTCAAGTGCATCCTCTACAGGAGCGTTAACTTGAACTGGAAGCTGCGCCTTCAAGCTGCCGGCGTTGACAAAGAGGGAAAGAGAGTGGACGGTGCAAACGATGCAAGCAATGTTGATTTCATGCAGGAGAGACTGTACATTTCTCACGGCGTCACAGGACGAGAAAACGCCGCTAGTCTAGCAAACCAGCGGCGCTTTCAAAAAGAATAGGCAACATGGGCGTCTCCAAATTTTCGCAGAGGCGGAGACTCCAAGAAAGGGCATTCCACAAGATGTGGCAGTACGAGCAGGATACTCATGCAGCAAAAATTTGCAACCGTCATTTTTTTGACAGCAAGACTGAAAATCCTTGCCGTACCGTCTCTTTTTGTGGAGCTGAAGGAGGCATTTCATGCCCAATATGCAGAGCTCCATCTACAGAGACAACGCACTAGCCGAAGAAGAAGATTACGTTACTCTTTCTCAGGCGGCTAAAATACTTGGCATTGCCTACGGAACGGCGCACAGATGGGTGCGTGAAGGGCGCTTCTCTCAGGTTTACAGGACGAAGCTGAGCCGGCGCATCTACTTGCCTGTCGCCGAGCTCCAGACGCTCCTTTCTGGCCAGAACAATGAGGAGCGCCGCCATGCTTAGACAGATGAACGACCTGTATACGCTGGAGCAGACCGTGGCGGAAACCGGCTTAAGCGCCGAAAGCATCCGCAGCATCTGCAGTCTAGCAGGGTGCTCGCCCAACGCCGTTCCCTTCCTTCTGGTGGTGAAGCTGCAGGTGCTCGTCGGCGCAACCATGGCGTACATCCGGCACAGTCTCAGCAGGGAGGGTGTCTAAATGCCCATTCCCATGCTCCCAGAGGCAGTCATCAACAAAAAGTGCGAAACGCAGATGGACGCCGCGCTTGCCTATGCGAAAGCCGGCTGGAAGATTTTTCCCTGCCGCGCCAACGGCTACACGGACAAGAAAGGCGCCGTCTACGCTCCGAAGTCTCCGCTGACGGCGCACTGGAAAGAGGACGCCACGACCGACGAAGCGCAGATTAGAGCGTGGTGGAGCGAGCATCCCAATGCGGCGATAGCCATGCCGATGGGACAGAACTGCACCGTTGCCATCGACTGCGACATCGACGAAGCGACCGGCGAGATGGCAGGTGAAGAGGAACTCTTCAAGCTCCTTTCCGGCGAAAAGGACTTCGTGCTGGCGACTGCATGGCAGACAACGCCTTCCGGCGGGTGCCAGATACTCTTTGCAGTCTCCGACGAAGCGAAGCTGAAGCGCATAAAAAACGCCGTCGGCAAGGGGCAAGGTCAGCAGGGAAAGCCGGCATGGGCAGAGATGCCGCACTGCGATGTCCGTTCCACCGGCGGCTACATCGTCGTGGCGCCCTCAACCTTGGGCTCCTACAAAAAGGCTCCGCATGGCGGCCAGTACGCTTGGCATCCCGGTGTGCCATGGGTGCAGGAAATGCCGGAAAGCCTGTACGGCATACTGCCAAAAAAGGACGAGCCCAAAGCGCCGGCGCCGGCAAGGCTGCCTATGGCGCAAGCGAAGCCTCAGAGACAGCAAGCGAAGCCGGCAAGCACCTATGGGCGGCCGTCGCCCTACACGCTCTCCGTGCTCGAAGCCGAAGCCGGCGAGCTGGCGCAGACTGCCAAAGGCGGCAGGAACGCCAAGCTCAACGCCGCCGCCATTCGGACTATGCGGCTCTTCAAGGGCGACGGCATTACCGACTTTGCAGAAGTCAGGCGAGCCCTCTACGGCGCCTGTCAGGCTAACGGCTACATTCAAGACGACGGCGAGCCGGCTTTCGACAAGACCTTCGCCAGCGCCATGAGGATGGCGGAAAGGGAAGGTCCGGCGTACCCGCCGCAGAACGGCGGAGGCTCCCGACAGGCTCCGAGAAGTGCAGGGCGACCTGCGCCGAGAAGGGACGAAGTACCGCTACCTGACGAAGTGCCGCCGCCCAACGAAGGCGGCAGAAGGGAAAGCGTCTGCGAAGAGCCAACGCCGTTCCGCAGACCGATGCCAAAGCAAGCGGAGTATCCTGTTGACGCCTTCGGTCCCTTGGCTGGCGCCGTGAAGGCGATGGCGACGCACTGCCATGTCCATGAAAGCGTTGCCGGCGGCGTTTCGCTCGCCTGTCTGTCCCTGCTGGCGCAGCGCATTTTCAATGTGACCAGCAAAGCCTACGGCATAACGCCGCTGTCCCTGTACGTCCTGACCGTTCTGGAGTCAGGCGGAGGAAAGGATACCGTGGAGCGGGTAGCGCTCCGCATCGTCAGGGAATGGGAAAAGGAGCAGCGGCCGGCGTACGAGAAGGCACTGGAAGAGTACCGCATAGAAGAGAAGGTCTATCAGAAGGCTCTCAAGGCGCTCGACCACAGGGTGAACGGCAAAGACTTCGACATGGAGCAGTACCGGCAGGAATTGGCGGAGCTGGAAAGGACTGCGCCGAAGCAGCCGGTGCTCCCCCGCATGACCAGCGGAAACCTCAATCTCGAAGGACTGTACAGGCGACTGCGGGACGAAGCGCCCAGCCATGCGGCCTTTGCGGCCGAAGGCGGAATTCTTTTCGGCGGCTATGCCTTCAACAAGGACAACAAAGGGCAGACCATCTCAGCGTTCAACGAAATCTGGTCCAGCGGTAGGCTCGACAAGATGCGGCAGGTAGAAGGCTTTTCCGATGTGACGGACAGGCGCTTCTGCATGAGCCTCATGGTTCAGCCCTGCATAGCGGAAGAGCTGTTCAGCGACAGGGCTATGCAGGAGCAGGGACTTCTGTGCCGGAGCCTTTTTGCATGGCCAGCGTTCATGAGCAGGGATGTGGTCGATGTCGATGTCGAGACGCTGCCGGAGATGAAGCCCTACTACGACGCCTGCAGAACGCTTCTCAACCTGAAGCCGCCGCAGAACGACGAGCCGGGCAAGGGGCTTGAGCTGGCGCCGCTGAAGCTCGAAGGCGAAGCCTTCAGCATCTACCAGACCTTCTACCGCAAGCTGGAAGAGGAGATCGCCGGCGGAGAAAAGGGCTACGAAGGCATAGCGTCCTACGCCAGACGAGCGGCCGAGAACTCCATGCGGATCGCCGGCATCCTGACGGCCGCATGGTACCCCCATAGCCAGACAGTTCTGCCGGAAGCCATGGAAGCGGCGATCAAGCTGGCGCAGTGGCATCTGGACGAGATACTGCGGATCATGCTGGCGGATGCCGTGTCGCCGCAGGTGAAGAACGCAGAAGCGCTCATGAAGTTCTTTGCCGCAAAGGGCATCGACAGAACCTCAAAGCCTCAGATCCAAGTCTACGGTCCCGGCAAGGTGCGGGACAAAAAGGACATAGACGAAGCGGTGGCGCTTCTCCAAGAGCACGGCTGGCTGGTCGGCGCCGGTCAAGGCGTGGTCTGGTACGGAGACAAAAACCCGCCCAAGAAAGCCAAGCAGACTTGGCTAGTCATGCCCGGCTATGACTTCGGCTCTTAGCCAGAAGCTGGAAAGGACCAGACGGGCGTGGGCTGTCGAAAAAGCCGACGGTCCCGCCAGCAGATGGCCACGCCTGACGCCAAGGGCTGGTCTCGAAGCCTTCTGCCGTGACCGTCAGGGCATGGGCATTCCGGCTGAAAGCCTACCGCCGGCGCTCTCGCCGTATTCCGTCTGCGGCTGGAGGCTCATGCTCATCGACGGCGTGGCGCAACTCCGCCAAGGACTGCGGCCGGCAAAGGAAACGGCAGACCTTCCGACAAACGAAGAGGGCTGCAAGCGCCTTCTGGAGCTGTGCCGGACGGATGCAACGCTGGCGCTTTCCGCATGGATAGAGCTGCAGACGGTTCTGGCGGAGATAGCCAAGGGCGATTAGCAACGATTAGCAAGGATTAGCAGCGATTAGCAGACAGGGCTTTTCGCTCTTCCTTGCCGGCGCTCTCCGATTAGCAGCGATTAGCAGCGATTAGCAGACGATTAGCAAACGGGGCGTCCACGAAAAGCCTTGAGCCATGGGCGCTTCCACCGTCTGTTAGCAGGATTAGCAGGATTAGCAGAGCGGGGAATGCTTATTTTTGTAAAAACCTGTCTGCGGATTAGCAGAATTAGCAGGATTAGCAGGGCGTGGGGTGTAATTTTATCCCTGCGAAGGCGCCCGATTAGCAGGATTAGCAAAAATCCCTATAAGTGTTTTAGAAACTATATTTATTTATCTTGATATAGTAATATAGGGACACTTAAAAATTAAAAAAAAAATACCACACGGTGCTAATCCTGCTAATCCTGCTAATCGAAGGGCAGAAGGACGGCTCAGAGAGCAAAAAAATAAAACCATACACGGTGCTAATCCTGCTAATCCTGCTAATCGGGAGAAGGCGGGAAGGGCGACCGAAGGGGAAAAGGACATGACAGCCGACAAAAACACAGAAAGACAGCAAGCAGAGCAGACAGAACAGCACTCCATCCCTTCTCACTGGCTAGAAAAGACGCCGAAGGCGGAGATGCCCGACGAAGAGCCGGCGCCCGTGTTCCGCCGCGTCGCCTTCGACCGGCTCCCGCTGGAAGAAAAGCTTTCCGCCGTGCGGGCCGGCGCCCGCATCGTCGACTAGGGCGGAGGGCGCTTATGGAGAAGAAAGACGCTTCCGCCGCCTTGAAAGGCTCCTTGGCTATCGTCTGCGATACCCGTGAGCAGTGGCCCTTCCTTTTCGCCGGCGAAGCCTATGCCGGCACGACGGTCGTGCAGGGCAAGCTGGCGACCGGCGACTATTCCGTGCGCGGCTTGGAAAACAGGATCGCCATTGAACGCAAGGGAAGCATCGACGAGCTATGCCTTTGCCTTGGGCGGGAACGACAACGCTTCGAGAACGAGCTGCAGAGAGCAAAGGGGCTCGATGCCTTCGCCGTTGTCGTGGAGGGAACTTGGCAGGATTTGGCGCAGGGCAAGTACCGCAGCAAGATGAGCCCGAAAAGCGCCTGCGCCAGCGTTCTCGCCTTCATGGCTAGGGGAACGCCCTTCATGTTTGCCGGCACGAAAAAGTCTGCGGAGTGGATCACCTACAGCCTTCTGAAGTTCTACGCACAGGACCGGCTGCGGGAGCTCCGCATGCTGGAGAAGTCGCTTAACGAGCCGGAGGACGGGCGCCCATGAAAGGGACCGTGGACAGAAGCGACCACAGGCTCGCTTGCATCAACGCCTACAGGGTGAGGCTTCTAGCGAGAAAGCTTGCCCTGCTTGGCGTCAGACCTTCGCACTTCATAGCCAAGACCATCTGCGAGACGGACTTGGAACGCATTGAGGACGAGTGGATAGAAGCCAGCCAGAAGGCGGCGGAAGCGTTCTACAGAAGGGAGGACAACGCATGAACAGCAGCATCGACCGGCGGCCGGATGCCGACGAAATAGCCGGACGCCTTCACGGTACCGCCGGAAGGCTCTTTGTCTGCGAAGACGGCGGCATCTGGCGGGACACGGAAACGGGCGCCAGAGGAAGCCTTGGAGAGCTGGCGGGGAAGTGGTGCGAAAGGTGTACCGAAACGCAACAGGCGGAGTAGCAGGGAAAAGTGTTGCGATAGAGTTTTCTTCTGCCATTAGTTGACACTTTCTCGATAAGGCTTTATATCTATCGCAACACAACGGCGCAAAGCCGACACTCAGACCGAAGGAGCCAACGCCATGACCGCCCAACCTGCAACTCAGACCGTCGCCTATGCGAGAGTTTCAACGCTTGACCAGAACCTTGCCAGACAGGAAGCCGCCTTCAAGGCGTACGGGCATGTGGACAAGGTCTTCAGCGACAAGGCATCGGGCAAGAGCACTGCCGGCCGCGCCGGTCTGCAGGAATGTCTGGAGTATGTCAGGGCGGGAGATACGCTTGTCGTGGCTAGCATGGACCGTCTGGCAAGGTCTCTGCCCGACTTGCTGAAGCTCGTACACGGTCTTTCCGCAAAGGGCGTGACGGTACGCTTTCTGAAGGAAGGTCTGACCTTCGACGGCTCCGCCCATGCCGACTTCCTGCTGGGCATCTTCGGGTCCGTGGCGCAGTTCGAGCGAGCCCTTATCAGGGAGCGCCAGCAGGAAGGCATCGAAGTTGCCAAGGCTGAAGGCAGGTACAAGGGCAGGGCGCCGAAGCTGACTGCGGAGCAGCAGGAAACGGTGCGCCAGATGAAGGCTGAAGGCGTCGCCGTCGCCGAGATAAGCCGCCGTTTCAATGTCTCCAGACAGGCAGTGTACCGCTACCTCAAGGGCGAAGAGTAGAAGAAAAGGAGGTGCCATGGACGACAACCTGACGCCGAAGCAGCAGCGCTTCGTGGAAGAGTACATGGTCGACAGCAACAAGACGCAGGCGGCCGTGCGAGCCGGCTACAGCGCCAAGAGCGCTCCGCAGCAGGGCGCCGCCTTGTATAAGAATGCGAAGGTCCAAAAGGCTATCAGGGAAAGGCGCAAGGGCATCAGCGCCAAGACGGGGCTTTCCGCCGAGTATGTCGACCATGCCCTTATGAAAGTCGCCGAAAACGGACTGCAGAAAATAAAGATGCTCGACGATGACGGGCAGGAAGTGCTCGATGCCGACGGCGAGCCGGTCTGGGTTCTGGTCAATCCCAAGGCGGTGCTGGGAGCATGCGAGCAGATGGGCAAAAGGCTGGGGCTCTTCAAGGACAAGCTGGAGCTGGCCGGAGAGCTGGACCTTGCCGCGCTAGAAGCCGGAAGGCGGAGAGCCTATGGAGAATAACGCCAGAACGATGCTGGCTGACGCCGTGGGCGCAACAGCAAGAGACCCG